TATATTATACTCAGCACTACCACCAATAAAATCTTTTGTAAATGTTCTACTTGTATAGGTTGTTTTATAATCAAACCCATATTTAAATACAACATCTTGTGTACCAGCAGCAATTACAATTACACTTACTTTCTTTAAAAATTTAAGACTATAAGGTTCACCTGCATCTATGTTAGAAGTATAATACTCTAAACGATACGATTCACCATTATCAGAGTAACCAAAATACTTACCAATACCACCTGCCATACCTAGATATAAGTTTCTATCTCTAGTCTTACAAAGAGCTTTAGGTAAGAAACTTTCCCATGTTGTTACACGAGCAGCCCCATTTTCTAACATCTGACGTAAGTCAAAGTAAAATGCTTGTTTTAAATTAGGTAATACTAATAGATAAAACGCATCTCTTTCAAAATATACACTTTTAACTTCTGTTAATACTTCTCCTGAAATGTACTGAACTAAGTCATCACGAACATTAGCAGACAAGTCACGCATTGGCATACTTTTTTCTTGAGTAACACGGTTAAAGCTACGAACACCGCTATTAGACAAGAATATTAAATCTGTACCTGTTTGTTGTATGGTGTCACGAGCAATACATCCAACACCTGTAACTACATCAGCAAGAGTTAAATTAGTAGGGTCATCAGGTGAATCGTATATTATAATGTTATTACGGCAGAATATAATAAGATAATTATTATGTGAGGATATACCAACAATTTGGTCACTGCTACCAACAACAGATTCAATATCAATTAAACCTGAACCTGCCCCAGTAAAAGCCGCACCATCTAATAATTTACTATAATAAACTGTTGTCTTAGCACCTGTTACACCTGCCACCCAATGACGACCAAAGGCTGTATGAGAACAGTCAGGGTCAAATGTAGATACACCTGTAGGTTTAGTGCCATAATCACCTACTCGTTGCCAAATATAAGCATCCGTATGGTTTTTCTTACGGTATACAAGAAGTGGATTGCCTGTTTGAGCAGCAAATCCATACATACTATTACCATAACCAGCACCTTCTGCTAGTTGTGAGAATTGCCATCTATTACCAGTAAAAGTAATTGTAAGGTTAGTTGTTTGGTCTGCTTGTTTAACAGGGAGTTCTGTAAGTGTAGTAGAACCACTATACATCTTACCACCACCACAAGAAAGAATAGTGGCTGTTAAGTCTATATCAATAAACTCAAACAAAGATTCTAAGTAATCAGTATCACTTAAAGAACCATTATTTGTAGTAACTGGTGTCCAACCTCTACGACTACCTAAACGACCAAACTTATCAATGATACAGTTAATGGCTTTAGTTGCATACCCACTCTCTAATGTAACACCACTCTCCTGAGTGTTTAACCCAAGAAAGCCAAGTGCGGCATTGCTAAGAGCTTTTAAAGCCCCTGCCATTAATAGGCTCTCCAAATAGTTTCATCTTGTCTAATAGAAGCTTCAATAGCAATTAAATCGGCAGCAAGTGAACGATAGCGTTGTTCTTGTTCAGCATAACCACCATCATCGCCACGCTCACTAATTGCACGAGCTAAAGCACCTTCTACAAGAAGATTGGCTGGAATTTGTATCTGTGTGGAATCGGCTACTAACTCTTGTTGAGGAAGTATTACATTAATACGAATATCATATACACCATCAGGTATTGGATATAAATCTATTTGAGTATCCCCATTAGAATTTACGCCATTGAAGTTGTAATAGATAGGTGCGCTGTGCTGAACACTTGACATTAAAAACTGTTCATCAAACCAACGGCTACTGCGTTCTTCCATGAATACATCTTCTGTATCATTTACAACATCTAATACACGGAAACGAGTGCCTGAATCAACTAACACATAGTTAAACAAAGAATCAGTTGTAGTGGCAGTTAGTGTTGTGCGTAGAGCAGACCAATTCCAAGAGTTTTCAATCTCTACTTTTACAACATTCACTAAATCCCCAATAAGTTTGGAGTATGGAGTTTCATTGACAGTGGTGACCTCGTTCTCACGAAGTCGTCTTAAAACCCTGTTGCATACTTCTAAATATGTCAATTTATATTCCTTTTAATTATAATACAATTATATCACAATAGACACAATTTGTCAACCTTTTTATCACCACTTTTCGCGGTCAGCCCAAAACGCAGCACTCATTTTACCTTTAGCTATATTCTTTGCATGACGAGCCTTAAATGACTTTTGCCTAGCTTTTTCAGCAGGAGTAGGTGGGGTTAGCACCTGCACCTGAAACGCCTTGTTGACCAAAACGAATTAGTTTCTCTTTATCTCCTTCTTTCGCTAGAACAGCATGAGATTTAGTTGGGTGATTTGGTGTGCGTTTAGGTTTGTTATACCCAGCAAAAGTTTCTTGTCCTTTTTTGATTGGCATATTATTTCCTTAAAGTAAGATACATACGTTCACCAATAACGAAGCTCATACAAGCCCCACTTAAATCTAACATAATTAAAGTTATGGCTTCGGGTACAGTAGGAGTAAATACAGCAGCCACTGTCGCTAACCAAATAATGATAATTGCAATATACCTAAAGCTAGACCTTAAGTTAGTAACCCAAATAGAAGGTTCACCTGATGGTTTATCTATCTCTGCTAGTGCTTGTAGACGAGCGGTTTCTGCTTGCATAAGTTGTATGCGTTCAGCTACATTGACAGGATTACCTCCTGCTCCTTTTGTAAACTTAGCAAAGATACCACGAACACCATCTGTTAAAGCTGGTAGTAGAGCTGGAAATAAGACAGACCACATTATACAATCCCCTTTACATATTTACCTTTACCTTTGAGTGTGAGAATATTCCCACGCATACGAGGGTCAAATGATATATGAACCCAAGTCTTCTCATAGATTAGTTGGTCAAACTTAAGATTACTTTTAGCAAGAATATTAGATATAGTAAGTGGAGTATGACCATAGGCTGTAAAATCCACAGCATACCCATAAGTATGTGACGAGTTGCTAGTGCCACCTACTTGACGATTAACATCAGTACTGCGGTAGCCACTATTAATAGTGATTGCTACATTGCCTAATATCTCTCTTACTTTCTCCATGTAGAAAGCAGTTGTGCGTAATACCTCTATTACTTCTTTAGATGGTGTGTTATCTATTTTAGTATTAGTTGTAGTAAGTTCAGCAAGAGAGAAGTGAGGTGTCAGTTGCATCTAGTGTCCTACAATGTACCTAGAGATATAAGAAATAACTGCTCCTACAAGAGATGCAATCATCATGCCAGCCCAAAAGCCACCACGACCTTTGTTAGCTAAGGCAAGTAGTTCCTCAAGTGCACTTTCCATCTTGTCAATCTTTTTCTCAAGGGAATCAACCTTTGAGATTAGTTTGCCATATTCAACTGGGTCTATATTTATCATTAGTATTTCTTTCTTTTTAAAGTAACGTAATTATTAGCATACCTAAAACACCACCCAAACTCGTAGCCACCCAATCCCAGAAGTCGGCGGTGTGTTTGTCAGGGTGACGGGCATCGTATATCTCTTTTAAGGCTGCAATTACAGCCACCACTAGGATGGAGTAAGCCCCAATAAACGGTGTAATCAATGCTGCTATAACTAGACCACATATAAAGTGCATAAATTTATCCACAGGCACTTTCTCTGCAAGAATTGATGGGTATAGTTTAGCTAGGAATGCGTTTACTTTCGCTATCAGGGCTTCCATATTATTCCTCTTTAGGTTCTAGTGCTGTCTTTAACAACTTGATAAACGCATCTTTACCTACATTTAATTGTTGTAGTTGAAAGTTTGTGCTACCTATCTTGCGGTCTAGGTCTAGGCAATGGTTAAATAGTGCCACCTGTTCCTCATTAAAGTTATTAGCGTCATACTCTACTTCATCTATCGTAACGATTTGGGGCTGTTTGTCTTTTGCCATCTCGTATCTCCTATTAATTTAAGCAGCTTCTAAGGCGGCCACTTTAGCCTTTAATTCGTCTATCATTGCTTGTTGTTGTTCTACTAATTTTTTAAGTTGTTGAGCATGAACAATTAAATCAGGTACAAATTTAGAATAATCAACAGACCAAGGATTTTCCAATGCACCTGATTCTGTTACTTCATCGCTACCAACACCAACGGCTGAAGGTTTTATCTCATAAGCCTCTTGAGCAAATACACCTATGTCTAAACGATTGTCTTCAATCCATTCAAAATCGTGAATAACTATATTGTCAATTACAGATGTATCTGTTGCAATGCCTTTATCTTCTTTTAGTCTTTCATCTGAAGTTGTTGCATAATTTACTGTAGTAGATGCTGTATGCTGAATACCACCACTTACTGTTCCTACACTATTTCTTAATATCATATAATAGCTAGATGAACCATAAGTAGTGCCTGAATCAAGTAAACCAATTAAGTTTGCAACAGCTGTACTATTAACGGAAGTTATTTGACCGTAAGAAGTTGTACCACCAACAATTAAATTACCACTAGCATCTAGTTTCATTCTGTCAGTTAAGGCTGCTACATTACCAGCCGTTCCGCTAGGAGCGCTACCCCAATAATGTATGCCATCATATTGTTGATAGTATGAAATGTACCCGTTAGCTAGATATTTCCAGCCTGCGTTAAAAATAGTATTTGAAGACAACATAACACCATTAGTGCCTGAAGTTACCGCAGCTCCTGTAGCTCCACCACCAATTTGCAATGCTGTTTGACTTGTCCAAGCACTAGGAGTTACACCTAGACCTAGGTTACCACCAGCATCTAGTGTCATTGCTTGGGTGAAGGTTATGGCGTTACCTGCCGTGCCTGATGGGGCTGTGAACCAAGTGTGAGTACCATCAATTCCCATAGAATATCGTGTAGCTTTGTATGATGATGATGATTTATATGCCCAAGTAGATGAGCCTGTTGCGTAGCAATTACTTGTTAAATTGGCAAATCCAGTACCATCATTTGATGATAAAGCTGCCCATCCGCCAATAAGCTCTATTGCTTTAAATGAAGATGTCCAAGCACTAGGAGTTACACCTAGACCTAGGTTGCCCGAAGCGTCCTTGACCAACCCACCGTTGCCTACGTTTAGGGTGTCTGTGCTTGCGTCACCGAGTATGGTGTTGCCTGTGGTTGTTAGGTTGCCCTGTATTGTTTCTGCTGGGGTTGTAATCCCTGTGTCACCATTTAGCGTGATTGCCATGTTATGCTCCTACTTTCGCTACCTGTTCTTGATAAGCTGTTACTACATCTGTTGTCCAAGCTGCATTAGCAATCGCCACTACGTTAGCAGGTACGTCTGTTAAGTCACTCGCTGGGGCTAGGCTAGAACGGTGATAGGTTTGTGCTATCTGCTCACCATCTTTTAAAATGCGAGTAGCCTCACGGTAGAGGATAGTGCCGTTCTCCGTAATTGTAATCTGGTCAATTGTCTTAGTTTCTGTTAATGCCATTTGTGTTTCTCCTTTGTTGTGTCCGACTACACTAATATGGTGTAGTTAATTAAGTTGCTTGATATACAATAGTGCCTTGTAAAAATATATCGTTTGCTATATTTGCTCCAGTAAAATAACTTAATGCTGTAGATGCGGTTGTCATTCCCACAACATACGCTGCTGTTCCATTAGTTCCTTGTAAAGCTATATAAGTTGTATTACTTGCCATATTATAGTAAAAAGATATATTTCCATAATTGCCACCTGACATAGTGAACGGAAAACCTTTAATTTGTAACTCACCTGTAATTGTTCCTTTTACAGAAGCTCTAACATCAAACCTTGCAACGACAGTATTGCCTATTCTTGTATATGTACCCGCTCTATAGGAATATGTTTGTCCTGATTCGCTAGTTGCACCACCAATAACAGGTGTCCAAGTACCTTCCTCATAATCATCTAGCGTATTAGCATCTGTACTGGCTGATTGTGTGGCAGGGAATGTGATACCTGCACCTGAAGCTGATGGCGTAGCTGCGCCAACACCGATGGTTGTCGTAAAGCTAGGTGTGGTTAAAGTAGCCATTGTGCCACTAGTTGTAGGCAGAGTAATAACCGTACTTCCTGATACTGCTGGTGCGTCTAGTGTGACACTACCCGATGTATTCCCAGCTATAATTACACCGCTCATAATGTTATTCCTTGTTCTGTGTTATTCATTATCTAACTCTCCTTGCAGAAACACGACCACCAAATTTAGGTGGACCACCAGCTGGGTAATAAGCAATACATTTGCCGTAATATGTAGTGGTACTAGCTATGGATATTCTGTAAGAAGGTATAGCAATACCCGTATTTGCGCCAACGGATACCGTTCCCCCTGTATAGAGAAAGTTTGAACCTATCACTAAACCTGTTGCTGAGTTTCCAGTCGCTGTTCCTATACCGCCACCATACAATGTTGCTGCTGCACCAGAATTATTTATATCCATTAAAAATGTTACATCCCAATCACCAGCAGTCAATGTTATTGATGTTAAGTCTTTATATACCCCATTAGCAGCAGCCGTTACACTATCGGCAGCTACGACACTTTGAATATATTCACCAACATATCCTGCACTAGCGTCATTGTTAGTCGTTGTGCCAACAATTCCTACACCTGCCGATGTAATAGCTACTTTAGTAGTGCCACCGCTTTGTATGTTTAAGATACCAGTATTATCTGCTGTGGTAATTACACCACCTACACCAGCAGTTGAGGCATTTATCGTTGAAGCCATATTTTTTCCTTTATAAAACTACCCATCTAGAGCCACTAGGCACGGTTACCGTTACACCACTTGCTACTGTGATTGGTCCTGTGGACATCGCATTGCTACCAGTAGCTATTGTGTAGTTAGCTGAGATTGTATTGCTGTGTTCAAATAAACCTTTAGATGTAGTGTTTCCACTAGCTGCTGTATTAACCCAAGCAGTGCCATTGTAAGCTAATACCTGACCACTAGAAACAGAAGTAATAGTTACATCAGATAAATCATCTATAGCAGGAGTTACATTAACTGTAGCCCAAGAAGAAGTAGAACCATCAGTAGTTAAATACTTACCACTATTCCCTGTCTGTGAGGGTAGTGCATCTACTGTTCCCCAAGAGGTAGCCGTACCATTTGTAGTAAGGAATTTACCACTGTTACCTGTTTGACTAGGTGTGAAGCTTGCAGCAGTTGTAGCTGAATTAGCTGCGTTTGTAGCACTTGTAGCTGCATTGCTTGCTGATGTAGAAGCTGCACTAGCAGAGTTACTTGCATTTGTAGCTTGTGTAGTAGCTGTTGTTGCACTACCTGAAGCAGATGTAGCTGAACTAGCTGCATTCGTAGCTGATGTTGCTGCATTAGATTCTGAGGTAGCAGCAGCACTTGCACTAGAACTTGCATTAGTGGCTTGTGTAGTGGCAGTAGCAGCTGATGTAGAAGCACTAGAAGCGGATGACGCTGCATTAGTTGCTTGAGTTGTTGCTGTTGTAGCTGAACCACTAGCTGACGTTGCACTTGTTGCAGCATTAGTAGCAGAAGTAGAAGCTGAAGTAGCAGCAGTATTAGCAGTGGACGCACTAGAAGCTGCATTAGTAGCACTAGTAGACGCTTCACTTGCTTTAGTTGTAGCTGTCGATGCACTAGCAGTTGCAGAAGTAGCAGCTGTTTCAGCATTAGATTCAGCTAACTCAGCAGCAGTCTGTGCTGTTTCAGCAGCAGTTTCACTTGAAGAAGCACCAATGGCACTTGCAGCAGCAGCAGTTGAGCTTGCTGAAGCACTTGTAGCAGAAGTAGCCGCATTAGTGGCTGATGTAGCAGCAGCAGAAGCACTAGCTGATGCACTTGAAGCAGAAGCACTTGCACTAGTAGCTGAACTAGCTGCACTTGTTGCACTAGCTGCCGCAGCAGTAGCACTATCTTGTGAATCAATAGCCGCAGCAATTGCTACAGCAGAGGTATTGGAGGTATCTGCTGTTGCATCCCCACTACCACCTTCACCACGATAGATTGCCATAATTATTCCTTAGATAATGGTTTTACTACTACTGTTTTTTCTTTTACTAAACTTTCAGTTTTAATTACTTTTGGTTCTACAAAATCGTATTGAGGATGTCTAAGCATTTCTTTAATATCATGTGCGTGTTCAAAAGTAATAATAGTACCTGATAATTTACATTTAAATTGTGCCATATATTTCTCCTTGAATAATTATGCAAAAACCCCCTACCCACAAAGGAGTAAGAGGTTTAAACCTAATTACTTAGGCTGGAACAGCTAATGCAAAGCAAGAACCATCACGCAACTCTTTAACACCGTACAATGTATCAGCAGTGTATAGAGTACCTAAGTATTCTTGTTTGTATTGAGTTTGTGAACGAACACCTTGTTGTTCAACCAACACAGCAGCATCTTTATGACCTAGTAATGCAATACGAGCAGCACCAGTAGCAGTATCACAGTTAGATGATACAAATACAGGGATACCATACAAATTACCGATTTCACCGTTGCGGATTGTGTTGTTAGCACCTGATTCACCAACAAATGCTTGCTCAGTGTAACGGTCTAAACCCATCAATGTATTGCGTGATGATGGTGGAACAATGAAGAAACGACCGTCCATAGGAACATCGTTGTCATCAAGACGTTGGATTGTACGACGGATAGCAGCATCAGTTAATGCAGAAGCATTAGGTGTACCTGAGTTGTATGCAGTTGTACCATCACCACCGATATAAGCACCACCGTAAGTAGCAGCACCGTTACCACCGTTGAAGCCACGACCTAATTGAACAAGAGAGGTATCTACTTGTTTAGATAGAGCATAACCAGCATCTTCTGTGTAGAAGCGACGTAGTGAAGTTAAAGCTTGTGCTTCGACGATATCCTCAATCAAACGTGAGTACTCGTAGTGTTTGTCAATAGTTACAACTACATCGCCTTCAGTTGCGGCTTGTAATTCAACTTGTGTGTTAGCTGCTTTTAAAGAAGCTGTACCACGGGTTGGTGAAGGGATATGAACTGTATCACCTTTTTTGCCAACGAATGACATTTTTTTAAATAAGTTTGCAAGAACTAGGTTCTTTTTGTAAGCGGCAACAATCTCATCACTCCAAATTTCAGGAATAAAGGTTGCAGCAGTTGTGGTTGTTACTTGATTTGAGCCTAAAGCCATTTTGTAAATCCTTTTCTATAAAGTTTAAATTACTCGACCTTCACGGTAGGCTTGCATAATTTCTTGTGAGCGAGCTTCATACGTTTCAGGGTCAGTTTGCATAAGTTTAATAATATCGCTTCGACGATATTTCTTTTTTGAAACAGATTCTTGGGCATTTCCATTACCAACATCAGCCGCTTTGAGTTGTAAGTCACGGTCTAGTTTGGCAGTTTCAGTTACCTTAGTGTTGATAGATTGTCGTTCATTCCAAGTAGACAAAAGTTCTTGAGCCGCATCATAATCGAAATTACTATCTGCTCGGTTGTATAACTCTGTTCTAACTTTAGATGCCTTAATCCATTCAGCAAATGCAGGGGCTGTAACAACCTCTACATAATTAGGGAAATCCTTAGAAAGCTTATCTTGAATTGCCGCTTGTTTCATGGCAATAGAGGCTTGCTGGGCTTCCTTAATAGCTGGATGATTTTCGATTGCTTTATTTACAGCACTCTTAGGCTCAATGAAGAAGTCCTCATCACTATTAGTTTCTATCTCTTGTGTCTTTAAGTTATTAGCTGTTTGCGTCTTAATAAAGTCATCTACCACTTTACGCAGGTCACCTACCTCACCACCTTGCTTGCCAATAAACCTTTCAGCCTCTTGGTGCATTGCAATGATGTCTTTAACGGACTTGTTGCGGTACTTCTCAGGTAAATCGTCTTCAACAGGTTGCTCGACTTGCGCCTCTACGGGTGCATCAATTTCGTCTAGTGAACTTGTTTCAATCGTACTTTCTAAAACGTCATCTAAAACTTTTGCCATAATATTTCTCCTGTGCATTAAGCATTATAGGAAAGGAACTAATCTATTGGCTAGACTAATCTCTTTTTGCAGGTAGGTTATGCTTTTTAGCCCAAGCATCTGCAGCACTTGGAAAGCTACCTGAGTATCCTTCTAATGCAATGGTAGGTGTACTAATCATACGAATAGCATTACCGTTACATTTAGAACACTCAGTGTATTCTGTTTTATTATCTATATACCGTTCATCTACTTGGTCACAAACGGAACACTTGAAATCAAGCATTATCCGCAATTTGTAACTCCTCGTAGGCTTGTTCACTAACTTCTTTTAGAGATAATACCCATTGTAAGATATCTAACTGCCCTTTACGCTTATGTAATTCTTCGTGCGTATCTACAGTAGATATATTATTATATGTATTAAATAAAGCCTGAACATCTTCTATAAATTCTTTCCACCCGATTGTTGCCATTGTGGAAAATCTGTTCTCGTAATACTCTTGTAACTCTTTATCCAAGCTATTGCACTCCTAAATTAGATGTGTTATCTTGTGCTTTTAAGTAATCTATAGCTGATTGTAGGTATTTTTCATTATCTCTAAAATAACCTAATCCTATATTACATCTACTGCACAATAACCCTCTAATTTTTCCAGTAGTATGGCAATGGTCTACGGCAAGACTTTTCTTAATCTTAACTGATTCCCTTTGTTTACAAATAGCACATACACCTAACTGTGCTATCAACATATCTTCATAAACTTCTATAGGCAATCTAAACTTAGATTTTATTTCTACTTTTTTTCTTGTCCTTTGTGAACAAGTTTTACATATCTTTTTTTTATTAATACATTTTTCAGAATTGCGTACTGTATTTTTTAAGCATTTTTTACAAACAACATCATAAAATTCCATATAGTCCCTTAAACTATCCTTAAAGAAAGATTTTAGGCAGGAAAGTAAGGAACTTTCTTTTTGGGAGCTACCCTAGCCTAAACATAATATAATAAATAAGCTTATATTATACTTACATTATATCACAAGATTAGTCCATTGTCAAGGGCTTTTCCATTTGTAGTTTAACGATGTCAAGTTTCTGCATCATGTCTTTTTCTTTTAAATCCAACTCTTTCTCTTTGAACATAAGTTCAGACAACTTGGCACGACGCTCAAATTCCTTGTCATCAGCAGTTCCAGCAGAAAGGTTAGTTGCTAATGCAGCAGCAAGTTTTGCTTGAACCTCTTGTGGTTTAAGTTGAGTTTCCACAGCAATTTGTTGAGCTTCTGCTTGTTGTTTACCTGCTTTAGAATTCAAGTCATTAGTTTGTGCAGTAATTAAACCAGCTTGCAATTGCATTTCCATTTGTTGAAGTTGTTGCGCTTCAGGATTTGGTTGCATTGCTTGCATTACTTGAGCAATTAGGTTATTTTTATTAGGTAGAGAACTATTGGATATCACACCTTGCATCAAGATTGGAAGAATAGGACTATCAGGACCAAGAGTTTTCATCAAGTTAATCATTTGTAGTTGCTCAACTTCACGAGCAAGCATACCCAATGAGCTAGAAGCCACAAAGCTGTAATCTTTTACAGGGAAATGGTCAGCATCAAATTGCATGAAGCGGTAAGCGGCTTTTTCTACAAAAGGGATAAGGAAACTGTCTTGGAAATTAACAAGAGTTCGTTTATTCTTTTTGATAATAGATGAAAGGGTGATAGACATTTCACCAGCACCAGCAGGGGAAGCTTGCATTGCTTGTGAATCAAGAGTGCCTGTCGCTTGTAGCAACATACCTTCAAATTTGTTAGCAATCTCAATGTTAGAAGCATCCGTTGTGCCAAACTTGAATGGCATCAAGATTTCAGCAGGATTGCCATTTGTCAAGATGGTTTTTCCTGGCCTTACTTCAAATTTACTGCCACGAGGGAGGCGTGTAGCGTCCATAGCCATCATTGGGACAGCGGTTAGGGCAAGAGAATCTAGGTGACTACGCAACTGGGCATCAATCGCCTTTTGCATATTATACCCCTTCTCGGCAATGCCACGACCCCAAAAGCGGTTAGGAATACTATCATCTTGGTATGCAATAACTGGGCGGTCTTGCATCATGTATGGGTTTTTCTCTGCTTTTAGTAATTTATTATTACCAATAACAACAATTGCCTCTACTAAATCGCCATATTCCTCCATCAACTCGGTTTCATCTTCTTCACCAAGAAGGTCAACAATCTCCTCCTCGCCTTCAGATTCTAACAAAGCGGCTGGCACTAAACCGTAGTAGCGAATAATGTGAATTTTGTCATCATTATACTCTTGGTCAATCCAAGAAGCCTCTAGGTCTTTATTTGGTGTCGCATCGTCATCAATATCTGTGTCTTTATACACACCCTCTTTGACTTTTTGAGCAATAGTGTGAGCAGATACAAATTCCTCAATGGCAACACCCATCGCTTC